ACTCTTTCTCTATTTTGTGGTATTCCATAGTCTTTTGCATTTAATACTTGATAATAGTTTCTATAACCTAACTTTTCCATTGTTTCAATATAAGCATCAAAGTTGTGTTTATGTTTCTTTGATAGTAAATTTTTAACATTTTCCCATATTACATATTTTGGTTTTAACTTTTCTACTATTCTAATTGTTTCATACATTAAACTTGAACGAGTACCACTATCTTTATCTCCACCTGCTTGTAATCCAGCTAGTGAAAAATCTTGACATGGTGATCCGTGCATAATTAAGTCTACGTCTATATCTTTGTCCCACGTGCATATATCTTGTGGCTCAAAGTTTGTATTATGTATTGCATTGAAACTAGCTACTGCATATTTATCTATTTCTACATAATCTACTATTTCAAAATCTATGTTTAGTCTTTCTAGTGCTTTACTACAAGCACCTATTCCACCAAACAGTTCTAATACTTTTAACATTTTTCTCCTTTCTTCTTTAAATGCTTTTATTTTTGATTTTCTCCACGATACGTGTATTTATATTATTTTTGTTCTAACCTTTGCGTATGGGCTTGTTTGGTGCCTTAAATGGCTTGTTATTATTTATCATCTCCACTTATCTTTAAGCAACACCATATAAATATTATTATTATGAGTATTATACTAATTTCTACCATTGCTTAACTCCTTTTTCTTTGGCTCTACTGGAGATTTAGTTATCTTTTCGTAGTTTGTCAAAAAATGATTTATATTTAATAGCAATTCTACTTTGTCAATTTGCTCTATATCACTATTGCCTATTTGTTCTATTATTATGTCTAGTGCTTTATTTATGCTTTCTTGTTTCATTTATTTCTCCTGTATATAATCTATTATTTCATTGATTTTATCTCTAATCATTATTAATTTATCAGTATTATCTTCTCCCCTATAATATAGATTTTCTATCTTCTTATCTTCTTCTATTATTTCTACTTCATCATTTAATATTTCAAGTACTGCATATTTCTCAAATAAATAACCTAAATCAGTATTATAATAATCTATATCATCATAATCAAAAATTAACCCTCTATATTTTATCGTCTTTGGTGCTTCTTCCCCGTTTGCTATCTTATTTAATAAATCTATTATTTTCATTATTTACTCTCCTTATCTATTTTTAATATTATTTTTTTAATCAAATCTATATTATGTTGTGATAATACATATCCTGTGTTTTTTGTTATTCCTATTCTTTCAGTTGTTCTAACAATACCCTCCAATTCATAGCATATATTACTTAATAAAGTTTTTAATTTAATTATTTCATCAAGCATTTTTATATAATCTTCTATTAATACTACTTTATTTTCTTCCATTATTTGTTCTCCTTATCTAATATTTCTAAAAGTTCATTATCATATTTCACTTGTTCATCTTGATTTTTACAATGAAAATCATTTTCTATCTTTTCTCTTACTTCTTTTATGATGTTTTCTTTTTTATCTATTTCTTCTATTAAATAGTCAAATAATTCTTGCAAATCATATTCTTTTTCTTTGTATAATACTTTCACTTTATATTCTAATTTTACTGTTTCACTCATTACTATCATCTCCTTTTAGTTTTCTTAATTTGTCTAAAAATGTATTGGCATAACATCTAAACTCTAAATCTTGTGAATATTCTATTAAATACTTTTCTAATTCATTTATGATATTATTTAGTCTTTCATTTTCATTTTTTAAATCAACCAATGTATCTCCAAACTCGTTTCCAAATTGGTTATAATTGTAAGTTATTATCTTATCTATATTCACTCTTTATCACTATCCTTAAATTAAATAGTCCATATCCATATACATAGCTTTATAATTCCTACTATAAAAGTTATTCCAACAACTCCTGCTAATAAAAATGCAAGTACATAACTAATAAAATCTTCTATATCTTCTTTTGTTATTTTATCTTCTTTCACTCTTTACCCTCCTATTCTATTTAACATGTATTCATGTGCTTGTTTGTTGTTTTCTTCTAGTTCTTTTATTCTATCGTTTAGTCCAAATAATGCTAATGCTATAAAAAACGTTTCTATGGCTAGTAATACTACTAATATGTCTATAAAGTGTTCTTTCATATCTTTACCCTATTCTTAAATTCTATTTTTTTGCCTAGTAATAGGTATAATTCTTGTATTTCTCGTTCTCGTTGCTTAATGATCCTGTTTAGTTTCTCTATTTCTTTGTCTTTATCAGCTAGTTTCATTTTCCAGTGTGCTATTTCTTTTTCACTCATACTGCTTTATTACCTTTAGGAGCTTAATACAGAATCGTATTAAGCCCTCCTTTCTATATTCTTTCTCAAAGTTTGCTTGTATCATCATTTTTGTTAGTATATCTATTGCGTCTTCCATTACTTTGCCTCCTGGTTATCTTTTACCCATTTCTCGTAAAAGTATCTTACTGAACGCTCTGAATAATGCGTTTCTTTTGCTATCTCTCTCCATGTCATTGTTCTAAGTCGATTAGTGTATTTATCACGCACTTTTTTGTGTTCTCGTAAGTATACTATTTTCTTTTCGGTTTCTCCGTATTTATCTAGTCTAATTAACTCCCTCTCGATCCATTGATTTAAGGACAGTATCTTTCCGTCAATGTATTTCAATGTATCATCAATTGCTAGTTCTTCCTTTAGTTCGGTATACTTTAGCAATTTATCTATTCTTTCACCACCGTCTACTCTTTCGTTTGCTACATCGGTGCTTTTTGGCATTGTTAAACTTACAATTTGCTCTAGTCGGTTTTCCCAATACAACTTATCATTAGCTAGTTTCTCTAATTCATTAGTTGCTTCTTCTAGCGTCAATCTCTCCACATTACACCACCTATACCAATTCCCATTTATAAAACTCATTTTCAGTTTTTCCACGTTGTAAATTTGATGAAATATACTTTATATGTTGATGTATCATTTTTGACGCCTTACTCATACTTCTCACTTCTATTTTTTTGCCAGTTGCTTTATCAGTTAATATTACATGTCTTTGATGGTATAAACCATTTTCAAAACCATGTATAATATTGTCTTTAAGTGATAACCACTCTAAATTATCTAAATTGTTATTTAATCTATTCCCATCTATGTGATTGATTGTAAGTTTCTCTTTTGGCTCTCCTAAGAAAGTTAAACCTACTAATCTATGTACTAACCATGTTTTATGTTCTCCATTTTTCCATAATTCTACTCTCTTGCATTTATCTTTAGTTATTTTTTGTTTTAATATCTTTTCTCTATGATATTTTTTATTATTGAAATTACATTGAAATATCAAACTTTTAATATTCCCTAAATTACTGGCTTGGTATAACCCCTCGTAGCCTGGTATATCTTTCCATATCTCCATAAGCTACCTCTTAATAAAATGGAAGTTCCTCTATTTCGTGTTCAATGTCTTTTGCACTATTTATTTTATCTAGTTTTGGCTCTGGTCTAAGCATTGGTTTTTCAGGACTAGCTTTGTCAAAAGCAGTTATCTTAATTACAAACTTAGTTCCCTTTTTATCTTCAAACTCCCAATCAAACCATGTTAAGAAAGCATGTTTGATTATTATGTCTGTACCATTGTCTAGCTCTACGCCTTTTAAAAACTCTACCGGAAAGTATTTGTTAGCATAGCCAGTTGTACTATGTTCCTCCCCCACTTTCTTGCTTATTGCAATTGAATATTTACCTTTCTCGTCTTTATACACTCTAGTTAATATGTCATTACCATTTTTATCTAAGTTTAATACGTTCATTATTCTTCCTCCTCATTGATTACCGCAGTTATTGTCTTACTATCTCCGTCACATACAAAGTTATAGCAGTAGTATTCTTCCAATTCCCCAATTGTAAAATCTTCATAGTCAAATATCATTATTTATTTCCTCCTAACATTTCTTTTATTTGCTCTAGTTTTGTTTTTCTTGGTCTAACTATTACATAGTCGCCCTTATCTTCCTTGATTAAATCTAGCTTGTCTTTTAATTCTTCATATACTTCTTCAAATTCTTTAAAGTCTTTACCATAGCATACTTGGTCTTGATTGTAGAATTTATCGTATATTTCACATTTCTCCATTGTCTACCTCTCGAATCGTTATTCTCAATGATCCTTTTCTACTAGACTCTTTGATACAATTTCTATATGCTTCAGGGTATTCCATAAATAGTTTTTCTTTATCAATATCTTCTCGTTTTGTATCTTCTCCTAAAGTAATTCTTAGCCTCTTATCACTAGACTCAAAGCCAGTTATATGATTAGTTCTCATTGCTTCTTCTAACTTGCGTTTCATACCTTTTTCTGCGTCTTCTATGTTTTTCTTTTGTGTTTCTAGTTCTATTAGTTTGTTTTGCATTTCTTTAGCAACAATCAATTGATTTTCAATTACTTGTATCTCATTGGTTGTTTCTTCTTCATAAAACTCGTCTAGTTCCATTATTTACCACCTATTTTCTTTTGCATTGTTGCAATTAGTTCTTTTAGTTTCTCGTTGTCTAGTTCGGCATTACTGTTTACTCCTAGTTTTTTATACAAAGCCTCTCTATTTAAGTTTGTTTCATCAGCTAAGTCATTAAATTGTTGTATTAGTTCTAAATGTTCTTTTTGTTCTTCTTCATTTTGGTATTCATCAATATCTGCGTCTTTTGTATCGTCTATTAAGAATAGTCCATTTAAAGCATATTTACGTGCATAACTACTTGCAGTTCCAGTAATTTGACTTCCGTCCATACCTTTCTTTGTTTCGTCCTCTCTAGCATAAGCACTATTACTCATTGTTGAATTGTCTTCAATGTCTAGTAAAGTAGCAGTAGCTTTGATGTAATATCTTTGTGAGCCAGTTGTTATTGTTCTTTCATTTTCTTTTCTTAAATCTTTGTCATAGTATTTTTCTGTATATACAAAAGGTGAATTATCTCCTAAAACTACAATCTCATCACTAATTTGTAATGATAGTTTGTTTTTTTCTAGTATTGGCTTAACTGATTCCAATATATCTTCACAACTACGATATTTATATTTTCCAAAAGAGTTGTATTGTCCTTTTGGTGCTTTTAATTCCATTTGTACTTTTAATAATTTTTCATATATTCCCATTTTATTTTTCTCCATTTCTATACTCTCCAATCAATTTATATTCTTTCCATTTTACTGGGTGTCCCCATCTATTCTCTCCAACGATCCACTCATCGTTTATTATGTATTCTTGTCTAAGTTGTCTGATATACTCCGATAATCTCGTACAACCTAGTTCCTTTATAGCTTCCCATGTTGTGATTGTGCCATGTTCTTGTAAGTAAATTAGTACCAATTCTCTCATACGTTCACTCCTCTCATTTATTAACATTTGTATTCCTATATTTGTAATAATTCTCTAATTATTTTTGTTGGTGCTATTAACTTGTTTGTTTGTGGTAGTAGTATCTTTCGTGTTTGTGCTACGTATATTGCTTCTTCCATTATCTTTCTTGCTGCTGGTCTTCCTGTTCCCATTAGTAGCATTAGGTCGTTTATTGTTAGATAATTCTTTTTTAGTATTTCTTCCATCTAAATCGTTCCTTTCTCTAATTAGTTTCTTTATTTCTCCACGTAATATTTCATTTTCGTTTCTTAATATGTCTCTTTCCATTAAAGAGTCTTCATATACAAGTTTCATTGCATTATATTTCTTTTTGTATTTTCTTTCTGCGAATATTTCGCTTATTTTTAACATTTAATTTCACTCCTCTTTTCTCTAAGTTTCTTGTAAACATAATCTTCTTTCTTGCTTTTTCGTTTTCTTCTTCGTCTGCATATATTATTTCTCCACACATAAAGCAAAACTTGGTTTTGTAGATTTCCGGTATACCTACTTTTGCATTACATCTAGGACAATATCTATATATCTTTTTAGGCTCTGCATTTGTTATCTTGGTATACCAATAATCGTCTTTTGTTCTAGGTTTTCTCATAAGATTTCCAACCACCCCATATAAATCGTCTGCTTTCCATTTAAACATTTAAAACTCCTCTAGTTTCTTAATAATGTTTTCTTTTGGTGTTTGTAAGTAATAGTCCATTACTGGTCTATATGCTCTTTCTAGTTCTTCTTCTGACATTGCATAGTATTTTTGTTTATCGATTGGCTCTTTTCTAGTTTTTAGGCTTATATTGTTTATAAAGTCTATCTTCGAACATCTACGATGATGTTTTTCAAAGACGTTCCAATCATCTCCAACAAGAATCAATTTCCCACATAATTCGCATTGAATATATACTGGCTCTGCTACTGGCTCACTTATCTTTTGTGCATTTCTTATTAGTGTTGTAATTAGTGGTGGCTGATCGTGTTCTTGAAGTAAGTATTTATCAAAGCTATCGTATATGCTCTCTGGTGTATAGTCTTTTAAAAATCTAAACCACTCTGCTACTTTTGCGTCATCATAACCAAAGTTGTTATAATGTTTCTTTATTCTTTCAAATAAAAGCATTATATCTTTTGTTTTCATTATTCCTCCTCGTCTAGATAAGCAAGTCTTTTACACATCTCATCAAATTCTTTTTGCTTATCTATTTTTTTAGTATTTTTCTTTTCCCATAATCTAACGGCTGCCTTCCAATCTTTCATTTGTGTTTTACCTACTAGCCAGCCTTTTGACTCGTAATAGTCAATAAAGTATTCTGCGTCTACTGTATTGTTTCGTTCTATACAGTATGCTTGTACTTCTGATAAAGTGGGTTTTTTAAAATTCTTTTCTTTATATATTTCTTTATTAATATCTTCTTTATTATTCTTCTTATTATTCTTTGGTGTTAGTTTTTCACAATCTAGTTTGTTAGTTTCTCGCAAACTTGTTTTTAAATTATTCGCAAACAAGTTTATTAATATAAATGAATTAATTTTTATGTATCTTGTAGCAGGTATTCCTTTTACAACTACATTTATTACATTTCTTTTTGCTAAATTATCTAAGCATTTCTTCTGCTCATATACACTTAATGAAGTATTATTTTTAACATTATCAATAGTTGAGTAAAAGAAACCATTTTCATCTAATTGATTGTTCTTTTTGTAATAATTAAATTCACTAGCAAGTTCTCCAAGCAATATTGCCTCTTTTAAACCAAACTCTTTGATTATTGACCTATTCACTATGATGTAATTATCGTTAGCTAATAGATTAACAATACTATCATTGTTGAAATTATCGTCCATACCTTCTCTCTTTCTTTACTAAATGATTGAAATATGCTATTATATAATTGTTATTAAATTTCATTTAGTAACATTTGTATTTTTATTGAGTACCCATGCGGTGCTCTTTTTTTGTTGCTAACAATTCAATTATTCGTGCATATTTGCACATACATTTGTAAAAAAAACAGCAGGATCTATTCCATATATATTTAATAGTCTTTCTACTAGCTCTAATGATAGTTTCTTAGTACCTTTTTCATATCTACGAATAGACTCATCACAAGTCCCTAATTGTTTAGCAACATCACTGATTTTTAAATCTCTTTTAACTCTTTCTGCTTTTAGTTCTTTGGCTACTTTGTAGTTCACTCTATCACCTCCTAACATAATTCCATTATACGTGCATATTTGCACAAAGTCAACTACTTTTGTTCACTTTTTCACAAAAAGATTTGCAATATATTATCAAAAGTGTTATTTTATAAGGAGAAAAGAGGTTTACAGTATGGCTAATTTTTTTAATAAAAATTTAAAGAATATTAGATTAGCTAAAAATCTATCTCAACAAAAGTTAGCAGACATGGTGCAAGTCGATAGGTCTAATATATCTAGGTGGGAAAATGGAGAAGTAGAGATACCTTTAGATATTGCATATAGCATTTCAAAAGCACTAAATATTAACTTCGTTGATATGGTTAGTGAAGATTTAATAGAAAATGGAGAACTAGAGAGTTATCTTGATAATGAGACTATTAGATTAAAAAAACAAATAGAAAATATATCTAGTATTACACCTAAGGGGAAAGAAATGCTTTTAAATACCCTTAATTATGTAAAGGAAGATACAAATGATAACAAAAAGAACTCCAACTAAAGATGGTAGAAAGTATGTCTTTAGAATTAAGTATAAAGATATATACGGCAAAACAATACAATACGAATCTCAAAAGTACATGACACTAAAGGAAGCTAAGGAACAGGAAGCTATATATAGATTAAAAGTATCAGAAAACAAGATAAATCGTAGTAATGTTACTTTTAAAGATATTAAACTAGAATATTATGAGTACATGAAGCCTAAGATAAAGCCACAATCAATCGTAAAGTACAAAACACTATATAGCTACTTAGAGCCAATAGATGACCTAAAAATAAACGATTTAGACCTCGCTATATATAATAGGTTATTCAACGATATAAATAATAGAGAACTAACTCCAGTATACAAAAACAAAATACTAGGTATGCTACGAGCTTTGATTAGATACTCTAACAAATACTACAATACAAGTGATGAGATGTTAAAGTTTATTGAAAATGTATCTACAATAAACACAAAGAAAGAAATGGACTTCTACACGTATGATGAGTACACAAAGTTTCGTTCAGTAATAGATGATCCGGAGTGGTTATTATGGTTTGATATGTTATACTTTTTAGGTCTCAGAAAAGGAGAATTGCAAAGTATCTCATTTTTAGACATTGACTTCATAAAAAAAGAAGTTAGTATCAATAAGACACTAACTACTAAATTAAAAGATACTGAATTTTATATTTCCTCTCCAAAGACTAAAAATTCAAATAGAATATTACCTATTCCAGATAGAATTATAACACAACTAAAGCAGCAATTAAACAAATACAAAGCATATTCTAATTTCTCAATGAAATGGTTTGTCTTTGGTGGTATTTCTCCTTTTAAAGACACAAATATATCTAACAAGAATATCATGTATTCTAAAAGAGCAAATCTCCGTACCATAAGACTTCACGATTTCAGACATAGTTGTGCTAGTTTGCTAATAAATCAAAATATGCCTATTACACTTGTATCACGCTACTTAGGACACGCTAAGACATCTATTACATTAGATACATATTCACACATGTATAAGAGTGATCTAAATACACTAACCGATTACATAAATAACCTAAAAATCTAAAAAGGTGGTGTAATAGGTGGTGTAGAACACTAATAAAATAAAAAAGCCCTTGATTTACAAGGGTTTTATTTTCTATTGGTGGAGCCGGGGAGAATTTTTAAAGCCTTTAGTAACTTTCATTTTCCCTTATTTTTCAAGGGTTTCGTATTCTCAAACTCACACCGCTAGAGCCATTTTCACTCAAAAGGTGGTGTGAAAGTGGTGTGAAAATTATCTCTCTATTTGTTGGTATAAAAAGTTCTTAATTTGTTCTAATACTCTATCAATATATTCTTTTTGTATTTCTTCTGGTGTTACTTCTTTTGGTAGTATATCTTCCCAATCTTTGTTATATGCGATCCACATATCTTGTACTTTGTACCAAGTATAACCATCGGCTTCAGTTTTTCCGTCAATGTTGTAATACCCCTCGTTCATATAACCAAGTATTTCGCCATTTAAAGATGGCTCTTTTCTTGCTCTTAATTCAGGTACTTTTACTTTTAATTGGTCTACTTTTGTATTTCTTTCTACTGGTTTACCTACTTTTTCCATTTTTGGAACCTCCTTAAATTTATAACCTTTTGCGTCCATTATATTAACGCTACCGTCTACATAATATGCTTCATCTGGCAATAGTGATTTTTCATAAGTAAAGCACCATTTACCATTACTATTTTTTAAAAAGCCATAGTATTTACCTATGTTTGCAGTAATATGAAAATGATTACCAGAAGCTTGTCCGCTAGTTCCTTCTCTAAATAACTTTTGTCCTACTTTAATAACTTGTCCATTAGATAATTTACTCCAATCATCATAGTTTAAGTGTGTAACAGTAACTTCAAGTATTACATCGTCTTCTTTGTAAGGAATATATACTTTGTGTGCAGTTTCTAGTCTTGCTGAATAACCACTGCTTTGACTACCTAATTTTTCTACTATCTTGTATTCGTTTTTAGCAACAAAGTAGTCTCTACCACCGTCTTTACCTGCTTCGTCCCATGGTTTATCACTATAATTAGCGTCAGGTTTCCAATGTGCTAAATGGTTTCCTTCATCGTGCCTTTGAGTTATACGCATATAATCAAAGGGGTATATAGCATATTCTTTCATTATTCCTCCTTATTTGAAACAGCTTTTTGACCTAATAAGTAAACAGAAATTGCACCTGCAATAACTATAAGAGTTTTACTAATTTGATCTCCATAAGGTATGTCCCATATTGGAGTTATACCAATAATTATTGCATTTAGAAAGTTGATTCCATTTACTACATACTTCATTATTTTTTTGAATTTCTCCATTTTAGTCTCCTTTCTGTATTTTTTTAAAATGCGTCTACGTTCTTTGTAATATTCTTCAATAAGTTTTTTATTTTTATCGTCCATAACATTACCCCTTATACCACTTGTATAACATAAAAAAGTTGGCAAAAATTGGCAAAAATAAAAGAAGAATTAATCTTCTTCTTTAAACATGTTACCTATATTGTTATGCTCTACCATAAACATACTAAACAATGTATCACTTACTTGCATATATTTTGCTTTCATCTCTATATCATCACACTCTTTAGCCATCATCTTCCATTTGTAAGCGTCTACCATTAAGTCTAATGTTTGTTTAGCATATCTCTTAAAGTTGCATACTTTTTCTTCATACTCTATCATTTCTTAGCACCTCCTGTTGTAGTTTCTGTTCCACGTTTGTTCAAATTACAACAAGTTAGTATTACAAATTGTCCATCAGTATAATTGCTATTTTGGTTTCCATAACCAATTGGGTAGCTTACTCTACGATTTAATTGGTTTGCTAATACTTCATTACCATATTTACATAGTACTGGTACATTTGTATTTTCTGCTTGTATAAATACTGGGTAGTTTGCAGTTGCTTCTGGTATATTACAAGCAATTACTAAACGATAATTAGCAGTATTTACTAATGTTTTGATAG